TATTCCCGCGCTTCATTGGGGGTCATAATGCCGTTTGATACGCCCGCGGTAGCAAAATTCATTTGATCTAGCGGCGCGCCTTTTAAGAAATTACGCGTATCAAATTCAATACACAAATTAGGGTAGCCAACAAACAAATGTTGCTTTAATTTCTGTTGAATGTTAATTAGCGTTGGGTACATTGTGGATTTATAGAATTCATCCATCATAGTTTGGGTATTGTTGTACTTGGAATCGCCAATACCAATCATTGCCGCCGGTACGCCAAACAAACCGCAAATACGCTTCATGGTTTGTTCTTTTAACTTGGCCGCGTCTGTATCCTGTAGGGTAAGCATATCCAAAGGCGTGTATTTCATGCCCTGATCTAGCAACATACCTTGTCCCGCCTTGCTTGGATCACTTGGGCGGCTAGAAACCATTGCCGACCACGCTTCTTTTAGACGGGCGGCAATTTCTTTGTATTTGCCATCAGGAATAACTTGTTCGGTAGTAAACATACCGCTTGGCTTTGCGCCGTTTTGCATGATGTAGTTAGCGTACAAATCAATATCTTGATCTAGCGATACCAACTCAGCGGCCAAGATGCCTTTGTTAAAACCGGCAGAACCTTGCCAGTTCATTTCCTTAATGTGCATAACTTGGTTAAAGTTAAGCGGTTCATCGCGGTTAAAACCGTAACTAGGCGTACTTAAACGATACGATGGGTAGCGAGCCGGCGTAATGGTTACGGCAATAAGGGTTGAATCAAGCAAATACATTTCTAACGGGGTTTCCGTTGTACTTGCTTGGTCTTTACGCCACCAAAGGGTAAACGCTTCGCCTGAAAGTTCGTACCACATTAGCCATTGATACCAAAATTCGTATGTACTTTGGAATTGGTTAGGTTGCGCCAAAAGGTTGGCCACTTGCTTCGCTTTAGCCTTATCCCTTGCGCCTACTAGCGGCGATTTAACGGCATCTACATATGTGCCATCTTCCGATTGGCTAACAACGCGAATAGGCAATTGGGACAATGCACGGGCTTTAGCCGCAACGCAAGCCATGATGGTGCTATTGCGCGTAAGCAATGACATATCTACGGGGCGACCGGCTTGATTGGTAGCGCCCGTAGTTACATAAAGAATTTGGGTATTGACGTTCGGGGCTTGTTTTGCGCCCTGATAAACAATGTTATTACCTAGCGCAGATTGACCGAATAGCGTATTGCTTTCGTTTTTTTGGTCTTTATTGCGCTTGAAAATATCAAAAATAGCCATGTTTTTACCCAATTTCTTGATGGTTTACCATTCAAAACTTCTAAACCCAAATGTATCAGAAACAAAAACATTGTCTAGATGGCAATGCAAAGCCATAATCATTGCAATAATTCCGTCAACTTTTGCGGATGTATCGGCTTCATTCTTGCGAACTTTTACATTTCCGTTTACATCCGTATAAACTTCCGCGTTGGCTAGTTGCCACCCAACAAATGGGTTGCCATCGTGCATGATTCCTTTTTTCAGAATCAATTGTTCTGCGGTTTTAGATGGGTTAGACAAAACCGCCATACCTTGCCCAACCTTCTTTACGGGTAAACCCTCAGAATACAAATTAGCAACCAATGACGCGGCGTTGTAGGGATCGTAGCCAATTTCTTTAACATTGTGCTTAATACATTGTTGCTTAATGTAGGTTTCTACTTCGTTAAGGTCGGTAACATTGCCTTGCGTTAGCCGCAATATGCCGCTTGCATGGGCTTGCAAAAAGATTGATTTGTAGTGATTAGGAATTAAATCTAGGCTTTCTTCCGGCAAGAAAAACTGAAACTCAGCAAAGAACTTTTCTTCAGAATACCGGTGCAAAGTACATATCGCGTTTAAGTCGCGGCTATATGCCAAGTCAAACGCAATAAATGTTGATTCGGGTTTATCTTCCGGCATCGGGCAAATTGAATCATCCCAATACCGCCTATCAACCCATGCGCTATTTGCCGATACATAGATGTTTAATTGCTTGCATAGGAATTCGTTAAGGCTTGCCGGCTTAGATTGGGCTTCATGCGCCATATGCCGGATATGTTCTGTAGTTACAGATATGCCCAACATAGGGTTGGCTTTTGCCCAAGTTTCTTCGTTAGACCATTCATCACCGGCATCGATGGAATACAGTAAACCAAACCAACGGTAATTATCCCCCGCCGTACCGCGTAGCACCGTGCGTAAGTGGTTTAAATCTTCGTAGAACTTTGTTTCTTTGGTAAACGATGCGGTAGTTAGGTACATCCGTAAAGGGTTTTTACGCGCGCCCATACCCGAATGTAAAACTTCAATACTTGATCTTTCCGTAATCTGCGCCGCTTCATCAATCATCGCGCAAGATGGGTTTTTACCATCGCCGGTTTTCCTGTTATCACGGGATAGGGCGCGGTAGGTAGAAGTTGAATCGCCCGCCTTTTTTAATTCACTACGGTAAACAACAAACTTTTGTTGAAACTCAGCAACCATGTTTTCAATGATGGCCTTAGATGAATCAAAGCAAATACTTGCCTGTTCCCTGTTTGTGGCCAATGTAAACACTTCAGCGCCGGCATCGCCAAACTGTAGTTCATACAAAGCAATAATGGATGCTAATGTTGTTTTACCCGATTTGCGCGGAACAAACAAAATAACATCCGTTACCCAACGAATCGTTTTATCTTTTCTATCCCTAAAGCCATAAATGGCCGCTAGAAACAAAACTTGAAACGGTTGTAAGGTAATAGGCTTGCCGGCATCCGCGCCTTTTACATGGCGGCAGAACTTGGCAAACTTTAGGATATGTTCGGCTTTTTCCGGTACGAACTCATAAGGCGCATCCCGCCGTTCCACCATATCTAGGAATCGTTGGGCGGCTAACCTTACATCTTCGCAAGCGGTTATATCGCCAAGGGTAACGCCCCTAGCATATTGAAAAGCGGGTTCAAGCAGTTGCGAATAACTCATCTACTTCGGATACCTTGTTTTTAATCTTTGGGCGACCCCGTGCCACTAATGCTAGTTCGGCAAGAATCTTGATCGCTTTATCCATCGATTCGGTTCTTATCTTGTAATACGGGCTTGGCGCATCCCCCGCGTTGTAATGATAAATCGCGCCATTTTCCAATAGCCCAATATGCGCTTGCACCAAAGTTTCCACCACCAAAACCAAAGAACCAATTAGCAGTTCATCAGATGCAGTTAACGCACCAGTTGAATTTTCTACTTCATTCCTGATCGCGGTTTCAAACGCATCCGCGTTCCAAGTGCTTGGATTACGCAAAAACGCAATAATTTGTTTGGGTGCTTTTTTCATTTTTTTATATTAAACGCTTTGTTGTAGTTTAGCAACCTTATAACCCCCGCTAACTTTGTATTTCTACAGAAAGACAACCGCGCTTGCTTTGGAACGATCCCAAAGTTTTTTAGTTTATAAACACAAAAGCATTACTATTCTACGCCCGCGTTGTATTGATGCAACATATACGCGTAATCGTTCTTACTGTAGTCTTTAACGCCGCCTTGGGCATAGTGCCTATAGATGCCTTGCTTTTCTAGCCCTGATTTTTGGCTATGGCAGTTATGGCAAAGGGATTGGAATATGTTGCGGCTAAACGCATGGCTACCTATGTGCTTCCATGCAAACAAGTGATCTATATGCTTTGCCGATGTTACTATGCCCCTTGCTAGGCAACCTTGGCATAGGGGTTGTTTGCTTATCTGCGCCGCCCTAATTGTTTTCCATAATGGCGTTTGGTAGGCGCTATCGGTATCCCTTGTGGCCATGTTATCTAAGCCACCGTGCTTTAGGCAGTAGGTGTTGAGCCTAGTTCTTGGGTTCTTGCATCCCAACTCTGAACACTTTTGATTTGATGGCATCGTTGGCATTGTCTTTATATCCTGATGCGTGTGCGGCGCGGGCTACTTGTAGTGCCTTTGCCTTGGTAGGGAATGGCCCTCTACTACCCCAATACCATCCCTGTTGTGTCTTGCGTATGGGCATATCAACTTAGGAATCGTAGTTTGTAAAGGGTGCTATTGATTAAATTAGCAATGGTATCTACTTCGTTTTGTAGTTCGCTATCTTGGGGGAACTTAGGCATACGGCGTAGGGTTGCTACTTCATCTTTTAGGTAGGTTAGGTAGTCAATGGGGTTGCTTGCGGGTAGTTGGTAATCCGCTTGATAGCGCGTAAGCAAACCGTATTTGCCCTGAAACGCTTCTACAAACCCATCTACCAAATCGCCTACTTCATCGTAATAAGCGCCCAATGCCATATGTTCGGCATAGCTTGGGGTGTTGAAATGTAGGATATGCGTGTTAGTTACGCTATGCAATAAGCACATAACAAACTGCATCACGGGATCGTTTTGCACGGCTTCGGCGCGGTATTTCATGTTAATCCTTCGGGTAATGGAACATCATTAGGCCATAAGCCATATGCTTGTAATTTTCGCACCGTTTCTTTATGTGCGTAAAGCCATATTTTTTGGCGTTCTTCTTTGGTTAGCCCTTTGCCTTGGTCTATTTCCATATGGCATTGATGGCATAGGCTTGCTATTAGGTTGTCATCCGCCTTAATGCCGCGCCCTTTACCGCCTTGCCAATTGGTATGGGCGGCTATAACCGTACCATCATCCGCACCACAATATTGGCATGGTATTTCGCGGGCATGGCGTAACAAAGTTTGGCTACGGATGTATTGGTGCTTTGGGAATCTCATTCTATTTCAACTACTAGGTTGCCGTTTGATTTTATGTAATTTTTTGTTTTCTGAATATAGCGTTCAAATTCTGCGCGGGTAATGCTTCCCTGTTGCAAATCAGCATATTCCAACAATTCCCTTATTGCTTGTATCCCAACACCATCTAAACCCATTTTCATAGTGTTTTGGTAGCGCATAGCGGCTTTGTGCAAGGCTTCTTGCGCTTTCTCGCATACCGGCATTACTTCAGGCCCGATGCCGTTCTTGGCCATCATTTCCGATAGGTTTAAAACATCAACCAATGTACGCCAATCGCCTACCGTTCCCATGCCCCTTGTTATGGCATCTAAAGCGGCATATTCGGTAAATCGTAGTTTATCTAGCGTTTCCCTAGGCGTTATTGAAGCGCCGGTTATGGCGTGTAAAACGGCATTAATTTGCGTTGACCAAACCTTACGGTGCGTTTTTTTTCTCATTTCTTATTTATTTGGCTTA